AGAAAGAAAAGAGTCCGCAAGAAATATACTCTTTTCCTTGGCAAGTATATGTCGCCGAAAGAATTGAAATCGTGGCACAAGGAATGGCAAAAGGCAAAAGAGAGGGCGAAGAAAAATCGCCGAGTTATTGAGAAAGGGCTGAAGAATGAGACTAATAGATGCAGATGCGCTTCGTGAGAAGTTTCAAAACCTCGCCTATGACGATTGGAATCAAGGTACAGGAACGACATGGGCAAATGCGTTTTCAGAAGCCGAAAACATCGTGGAGGACGCTCCAACAATTGATGCCGTACCAGTGATAAGGTGTAAGTATTGCAAGTGGTGTGACGAAAACTGTGATACACAAGGATATTGGCCACACTGGTTTTGTAAAAATTGGTATGGCGGTACTGATGCAGACGGTTATTGCCATGAAGCGGAAAGGAAAGAAGAATGAAGATATTTACAGAAAAAGGATTCCGAGAGGAACTGAAAAGAAGAAGAGAAGAAGAAGAGGAATCAAGGTGGATGCGTGAACGTTTCCATGAACTGGAGCGCAAGGTCGAGTCAATAGAAATAACTATAGAAAAGATGCGGTACAACATTTCCGCAGAAAGGAAAGAAGAATGAGCAAGGTAATTAAACGCGTAAAAGCATGGAACTATTGGAGAAAAAGAAGCTTGGACGGAAAAATGTACAAAGTGCTTGTGCTTTTTGGCCTATGCCACGCGCCAACGTTTGAGATATTGGAGAAATGGGGGTAGGGGATATGATTCTTGTATGGCTAATCATAGGCATGATGATCGGGATCACGATGATGGCGGCCATTAACGTGGCCGTCGACAGAGAGACCGAAGACAGAGAGCAAGAGGAGTGGATTAAAGAATGGAATACTACTCAACGCACATCAGACACAAAAGAGAACTCTTCGAAGCACTGAAAGAGCACTCGAAGATTGTAGACGAAAAGGTCGAGCTGTTCCAGCGGACACAGCCGTCGAGCGTAGACATGGGGAAGGTCGGGCGAGGAACATCAACCGGGACGGACAAGGTCGATTCATATCTCATCAAGAACGAGGAGCGTCAGGTCGACGCCCGGCTGAAAGCATCGAAAGAGATATGCGAAGAGATGATCCGCAGACTGGACTATGACGAGAAGATGGTCAGGATGTCATCGGAAGCGGCGGACCGGGTCTATGCGTTGAGATTCCTGGACAGACTGAGCATCGGAGACATAGCGAGCAGGTTACACTACGATCAGAGTTATATTTACAAGATCGTCAAAAAAATCGAGCAATCGTAAAAGAGTCCACTCCAGTCCACTCCAGGCCACTCCACGCCACTTTTCAAGGCTTTTAAAGCTAAATGATTAGTGGTACAATTACGATAGGATTATAGGCATCGGGAGACCGGTGCCTTTTTACGTGGAGGATAAAATATGGACTGGAGAAGAAAGCTTACATCCCGCAAGTTTTGGATGGCGGTGGCGTTGTTTGTGAGCGGCATCCTGACCGCTGTCGGAAGCGATCAGGGGGAAGCGGTCGCTGGTCTGATCATGCAGGGAGCGGCTGTGGTGGCTTACATCATTGGCGAGGGTTTGGCTGATGCGGCGAACCCGTCGATATTCGTGGAGGCAGACGATGAAGAAGACAGTATTGATTGACGGCAAAGAGGTCGAGATCGACCTGATCACGGCGAAGGACCTGCCGAAGGAAACGGAAGAAGAATTCGAGGGCGACAAAGATGAGTAATTCAAGCTTAGTTAATTACACAAAGATCTCGCCGAACCGCACGTCTCCGAGGAATCACAAGATCGACACGATCACCATCCACTGTGTGGTCGGTCAATGCACGGTTCAGACGCTGGGCAACATCTTCGCGCCGACATCGCGCCAGGCGTCCAGTAACTATGGCATCGGATACGACGGAAAGATCGGGATGTACTGCGAGGAGAAGGACAGGTCGTGGTGCTCTTCCAGTGCGGTGAATGACAACAGAGCCATCACGATCGAAGTGGCTTCTGACACCAAGGAGCCTTACGCGGTCACGGATGCGGCCTATAAGAGTCTGATCAAACTGGCGGCGGATATCTGCAAGAGAAACGGCATCAAGAAGCTTGTGTGGTCTACTAACAAATCGGACAGAGTGAACCATCGTGGTGGGTGCAACATGACAGTTCACAGAGACTTCGCGAACAAGTCTTGCCCAGGAACTTACCTGTATAACCGCCACGGTCAGATCGCGGCGGAAGTAAACAAGCTGCTTGGTGCGACGGTGGCGGAGAAGCCCACGAACGCAACGGTGAAGAAGAAGGTTCACTGTACAGGTTACGCGCAGTACAGAGCGAATACTTACAATCGAGAATACACGGTCAACGCATCCGATGGGCTGAACATGAGGAACGCGGCGGGAGTTGGCTACAAGATCCTGACGAAGATCCCGAACGGGAAGAAGGTCAGATGCTGGGGCTACTACTCTATCGCAGGTACAGCGAGATGGCTGTGTGTTGAATACGACGATGGGAAGACATTGTACACCGGATTCGTAAACGCCTATTACTTAAAGTAATGGGCTTCTATGATACGAAACGCTGGGAACACCTGAGGGAGAGCATTCTGCGCAGGGATGGGTATAAATGCAAATACTATTCCAGGTTTGGAAAGATGAGACAAGCCAACACCGTGCATCATGTTTTCCCTCGGGACAAGTTCCCGGAATATGAGTGGGAAAGGTGGAACCTGATCTCTCTGTCACATGAAGCACACAATATGATGCACTACAGAGAGACCCAGGAGCTGACGGACAAAGGGAAGGAATTGTTGAGAAGAGTCGCGAGGGCGAACAACATCACGGTTCCCGAAGAATATGAGAGATAGATACCCCCGCCACCCATACGGGCACGGCAGAAACGCTACCCACCGGTGGGGGGGAGCTCCTTTTAATCGCGGGGAATTTTTGAAGATGAGGGGTCTGAGAGTCAATGAAAGCTGAAAGTTGGAAGGAAGTCATCACGAATTCGTGCAAAGAGGCCGAAACCTATCGTCCTTTCTTTGATTCTGTGATCGATACTCTCGCCCAAATCCTCGAGAAGAGGGATGATGCCCAAGCGATATTCGAGGAAACAGGGAAACAGGTCATCGTCGAGCATACCAACAAAGGCGGGGCGACAAATATCGAGCAAAGCCCTGTCGTTCGGTTAATCAATGATCTGAATCGGGATGCACTGGTTTACTGGAGAGACCTCGGCTTAACACCGGCCGGGCTGAAGAGAATAAATGAGGCATCAATGAAGGAGAAGAAGGGAATGAGCGCACTCGAGAAAGCGTTGAGTTCTTTTGGATAACTGGGAGGAGGTTCTCAGCTACGCGGAAGACATCAGGTCCGGAAAGAAGATCGCTTGCAAAGAGAACAAGCAGGCAGTCGAACGTTTCTTCCGGGATCTCGACAACCCGGAGTATGAGATAGACCACAAGGCTCCCGAATTCTGCATCGGGATCATCGAAAAAACCCTTTGCCATCAGCAGGGAGAAAAGCTGGACGGAACGCCTCTGCAAGGCAAACCCTTTCTTCTTCTACCTTTTCATAAATTCATCATCTATAACTTAGTTGGTTTTAAGCTTCGGGGGACGGACGTTGTCCGCTTCCATGAGGCTTTAATTTTTATCCCGAGAAAAAATGTCAAGACGACCTTCGCGGCAGCCTTGGCATATGCCCTTTCTCTGTGGTACCGCAAGTCAGGGTCAAAGTGTTATATTGCGTCTGCCGCCCTTATCCAATCCCTGGAGTCGTTCAACTTTTTGAAATACAACGTCAGGCGAATGGGCGAAGATCAAAAGGACGGAGGGCACATCAAGATCCTGGACAACTCTGTAGATCATGTTCTTGACTGCAATCTCGGAGACGGGTCGTTCTTCATCCGCGCACTGGCGGCGAACCCGGACGCGCAGGATTCGCTGAACGCGAATATCTGCATCTGCGACGAGATCCACGCATTCAAACAGCCAAAGCAATACAACTTGTTTAAGGAATGTCAGAAGGCGTACACGAATAAACTGTTGATCGGGATCTCCACTGCCGGAGATAACGAACAGGGCTTCCTCGGAAACCGTCTGAAGTATTGCCGGAGCGTGTTGGACGGATCAGTCAGAGACGAACAGTATTTCATTTTCATTTGCTGTGCCGACAAAGACGAAGACGGGAATGTGGATTTCTTGAATCCTGAGGTCCAGGAGATGGCCAATCCGGCGTACGGTGTGACGATCCGCCCGGAAGAGATCATGAACGATGCGCTACAGGCTCAGAATGACCCACAGCAGAGAAAAGACTTTTTCGCGAAATCTCTGAACGTCTTCACCAACGCGATGAAGGCGTGGTTCTCGATCGATGAATTCCGAAAGAGCGATTCAAAATATTCGTGGACGATCGACCAGCTGGCAAAGCTCCCGATCGACTGGTACGGAGGGGCGGATCTTTCGAGAATGTACGACCTGACGGCGGCCTGTTTATACGGGAATTATAAAGGCGTCGACATCTGTATCACGCACGCCTTCTTCCCTGTGACACAGGCGGCGAGGAAAGCTGACGAGGATGGCATCCCTCTTTACGGATGGCAGGAGGACGGATGGCTGACGATGTGCAACTCTCCAACGGTAAATCATTACGACATCGTGAACTGGTTCGTATCCATGAGAGAAAAGGGATTCCGCATCAAGATGGTCGGGCACGATCGGAAGTTCGCCGGGGAGGAATACATCCCCGCGATGCGAAAAGCCAAATTCAGAGTCGAGGACGTGCCTCAGTTGTTTTATCTGAAATCCCAAGGCTTCCGGCATATTGAAAAAGCTGTGAAAGATGGGAATTTCTATTATCTGCATTCTGAGGCTTATGAGTATTGCGTATCGAATGTCAGAGCAATCGAAAAGACGGATGATGCCGTCCAATATGAAAAGGTTCAACCGGAGCATCGAATAGATTTATTTGACGCTTCGGTTTTTGCTTGCGTAGCCATGTGCAACGCAGAGGAAAAATCCAAAAAGGCGAGAGCCTGGTGGGGTGAGTAAATGAGTTTATTTAATCGAAAAAAGCGGAGCGACACAACGAAGACTCCGCCGTCCGCGTTCGGCATTTGGCTCAAGGAAGACGGATGTCCGACGGGATACACTCGGCTCTCCGATAACCCGGAGATCCTGACCGGATGCCGTCGAATAGCGCAGATGCTGGCGACGGCGACCATAAGGCTGATGAATAACACCAAAGACGGAGACGTTCGCATCGAGAACGAGTTGAGCCGTACGGTGGACATCAATCCGATGCCGAACATGACGCGTCAGAAGTGGATGGAAGCGATCGTCATGACGCTTCTTCTGTACGGAGACGGGAATGCGGTCGTTCAGCCGCATACATGGCAGGGATACATCCAATCCTTAGAGCCTATCGCGGCCCAGCGGGTCGGCTTCGAGCCGATCGGATACAGAGATTACAGGATCACGATTGACGGGAAGTCAAAGAACCCCGGCGACCTTCTCCATTTCACGCTGAACCCCGATTCGGTCTATCTGTGGAAGGGCAAAGGGTTGAGGGTCTCACTCAAAGACATTGCGAACAACCTGAAGCAGGCCACGGAGACGGAAAAGGCGTTCATGTCGAGCGAATACAAGCCGTCGATCATCGTCAAAGTGGACGCTCTGACCGATGAATTCGCTTCTCCGGAAGGGAGACAGAAGCTTCTCGACTCTTACGTTAAGCCGTCGACTAAGGGAGAGCCATGGCTGATCCCGGCGGAGGCCTTCGATGTGGAACAGGTAAAGCCTCTGACGCTTGGAGACCTTGCGATCAAGGACACGGTCGAGCTGGACAAGCGGACGGTCGCCGCGATCCTTGGCGTTCCTCCGTTCATGGTCGGCGTCGGTGAATACAAACGAGAAGAATTTAACTATTTCATTCAGACGACCATCATGGCACTCGCGAAAGGCATCGCCCAGGAGCTGACGAAGAAGCTGCTTATCAATCCGTCATGGTATTTCGAGTTGAATGTGTGGTCGTTGATGGATTACGACCTCAAGAGCATGAGCGATATCCTTCTCGCCGGATCGGACAGAGGCTTCGTCAATGGCGATGAATGGCGCGACAGGATGCACATGAACCCGGCGGGGTTGAAGGAATACAAGATATTAGAAAACTACATTCCCTACGACCTATCCGGAGCACAAAAGAAGCTCGTTCAGGATGGTGAGTAAATGCGCAGAGGGCCAAAGATTCTGTGCGACCGGGCAAAGATCCGGGACGGGTACGTCATGTGTCAGGTGAATGGTGAATATTGCGGCCATCAGATATATCGAAGATGTAAAGGATGGTGGGAGCAGAGCCCGGAAGCGGCGTTCTGCAAATACGGAAAGGATGACAAAGATGGAACAGAGGTACATCCCGATTAAAGACGTAAAGACTCGCGCCGAAGATAACGGCGATTTATATGTAAGTGGTTATTTTGCGGTTTTCGGTTCCGATTATGAGCTGTGGCCCGGTGCTACCGAGAGCATCGCGCCAGGTGCATTTGACGAGTCGATCTCCGGGGACGTGCGAGCCTTGTGGAATCACAACGATGACATCGTCCTGGGGCGGACGGGTGCCGGAACCCTCAAGCTTGAACAGGATTCGCGAGGTCTGTGGGGTGAGATCAAGATCAATCAGAAGGACAGCGATGCGATGAACGCCTACGAGCGGATCGCAAGGGGCGACGTGGACGGATGCTCCTTCGGATTCGACATTGAACGCGAAGAATTCCGTGAGAATCAGGACGGAAGCGTTCACTGGACGATCACGAAGGTCAATCCACTGTATGAAGTGAGTCCATGTGTATTTCCCGCCTATCAGGCGACTAGCATCTCTGCGCGAAAGCACGAGTTCGACGAGATCCAAAAGCGCAAGTCGGATGAGTGGAAAGAAAAAATGAAAGGACGGCTTAAAAATGGCATTAAGAGCATTGATGCTGAATAAGCAGATCCGCGATAAGAAAAAAGAGCTCGAAGAGCTTCGCAAGAACGGCTTTGAAGAAAGAGAAGCCGAGCTTGTAAAAGCCATCGAAGAGGCAAACACCGACGAGGAACGCTCTGCGGTGGAAGAAGCCATCGAGACCTTTGAAGCGGAAAAGAAAACCAACGACGAGGCGATCTCCGAACTGGAGAGATCCATCGCCGCGTTAGAAGAAGACCTCGCAAAGATCGAGGAAGAACCGGCAGAGCCGGAAAAAACCGAAGAACGAAAGGACGAAAAAATCATGAACACCCGTGAATTTTTCAAAATGAATGCACAGGAGCGCGATGCGTTCTTTGCCCGTGAAGATGTAAAGACTTATCTCGGCGAGATCCGCTCCGCCCTGCGCCATGAGAAGCGCGAGATCACCAACGTCGCGCTGACGATCCCGGAGGTATTCCTGGGTCTGATCCGCGAGAACGTGACCGAATATTCCAAGCTGTACAAGCACGTTGCAGTCCGCCGCATTGCCGGTGACGGCCGCGTCCTGATCATGGGAACCGTTCCGGAAGCCATTTGGACCGATTGCTGTGCTAACCTTAACGAGCTGACCATCGGCTTCAACGATTTGGAGATGGCCTGCTGGAAGGTCGGCGGCTACTTTGCAATCTGCAACGCCAACGCAGAAGATTCCGACATCGACCTGGCGAGCGAGGTTCTGAACGCACTGGGTCAGGCCATTGGTCTCGCCCTGGATAAGGCTATCCTGTATGGCCGTAACGCCGCTACCACTCAGAAGATGCCTCAGGGTATCGTCTCCCGTCTTGTTCAGACTGAGGAGCCGACCGGCTATCCGGCGACCGCCCGCGCGTGGGTTGATCTTCACACGACCAACATCAAGACCATCGCCAACACCTACCAGGGAGAGGCTCTGTTCCAGCAGCTGGCCCTTGCTTCCGGTGCCGCGAAGGGCCGCTATTCCCGCGGTGAGAAGGTATGGATCATGAATGAGACCACCTACACCGCGCTGGTCGCTGCCGCCATGTCAATTGACGCCTCCGGTGCTATCGTATCCGGTGTCAACGGTGTCATGCCGGTGATTGGTGGCGTCATCGAGGTCCTGTCCTTCATTCCTGACAATGTCGTGATCGGCGGTTACTTCGATCTGTATGTGCTGGCTGAGCGTGCTGGTTCCCGCTTCGCATCTTCCGAGCACGTTCGCTTCCTCCAGGATCAGACCGTTTATAAGGGCGTTGCCCGTTATGACGGAGCTCCGGCTATCGCCGAGGCTTTCGTTGCCATCGGCATCGGCGGCGTAACTCCGAACGCGACCATGGCGTTCGCGACCGATACCGCCAACTGAGGAGGTAAGTCATGGATGAGCTTCTCAGCAGATTAAAGATCGACCTTGGAATCTCGACCGACGCTTACGATTCGCGGCTGACTCAGTATATGGAGTCGGCCGAGCAGATGATCGCGCGAGAAGGAATCACCTTGGCGGGATCTGAGGAAGATGATCAGATCGTGGTGATGTATGCGGCATGGATGTGGCGGCGAAGAGATTCCGGGGAGGGAATGCCGAGAATGCTCAGATACGCCATGAACAACAGGCTATTCAGCCAAAAAATGGGTGAGTGATGGACGCGGTCATTAAGCTTATCAACATCACGACGACACAGGACGAGAACGGGGTGCTTCGGAACATCGAAACATCCCGTTCCGTATTCTGCCAGTGTCAGAGTGTAACAAGAGCCGAGTTCTTTGAAGGCGGCCGGACGGGTCTGAACCCGGAACTCGTATTCACGATCTTTCACGCAGACTATGACGAAGAGACCATTCTCGAATACAACGGGAAGCGGTACGCGATCTATCGAGTCTACAACGACGGCGATGATTATATCGAGTTATATGCCCAGCGAGAAGGCGGAACGAATCGAGGCGCGGAATGAAGATCAGCGGCTTTTCCAAAGCAGTCGGCGATATCGTGAATAAATACGGGGACGATGTCAGATACGCCTTGGAAGATGCCATCAAAGACACAGCCAGGGAGGCGCAGAAAGAACTCCGGCAGACATCGCCTAAAAGAACGGGCGACTATGCCGCCGGTTGGAGATCTGAGAACACTGGGAACAGACTCGCTCCCAGTCAGACGATCTACAATCAGAAGCCAGGTCTTCCCCATCTGTTAGAGTTCGGACACGCCAAACGCGGCGGCGGAAGAACAAAGGCTCAGCCGCACATCGCCCCAGTGAGCGACAACATTCCGGAAATGATCGAAGAAAAACTAAGGAGGCTTCTCGAATGACCACACAGGAGATCAGTGCGATGATCGGCGAGATCGGCATCCCGTACGCATACGATCATTTCACTAAAGAGACCGCCAAGCCCTGTCCTTTCATCTGCTTCTTTTATGCAGGGTCGGACGATATGGCGGCGGATAATATCAACCATGCCAGGATCGAAAGACTTATCGTCGAGTTATATTGCGACAACAAGGATTTCGCCCTGGAAAAGACCGTGCAAGATACCTTGAACAGTCACGGACTATTCTTCACACGGTCGGAGATGTACATCGATTCTGAACAGATGTACGAAACAATCTACGAAAGCGAGGTCATCATCAATGGCTAAAGTAAGATACGGCTTGTCCAATGTCTATTACGCCAAGGCCACCATTGCCAACGATGGCACGGCCACCTATGAGACTCCCGTGGCTATTCCGGGAGCCGTCAACCTGACGCTTGATCCCGAGGGAGAATCCAACGTCTTCCGCGCGGACAATAT